ATTTTTATTACCTGAGGTTATTTGATTACCTGCTGCATGACCAACTAAAGTATTTAAAATGCCTGTCATTACGCCTGTGCCACCTGCATTAGCACCAACAGCAGTATTATCTATTGTACCTGTACTTGCATTATTCATATTTTGTAAAGCGAAAGCACCAACAGCAGTACATCTATTATTTATTGTAGCACCAGTCAAAGCATTTGCACCTACAGCTACATTATTCTCTCCTGTAGTTATAGCATCTCCTGCATCTGCTCCAATTAATGTATTGTTTATGCCTGTTGTAATTCCATTTCCTGCACCATAACCTACAGCCGTATTATCTGAAACTGTAGCAGTCGAAAAGTTTTGTTGAGCTAAAGTTGCATAACCTATAGCAGTGCTTCTAGTTCCTAATGTATCTGCTGTTAAAGCAGTTCTTCCAACAGCTACATTATGGCTTGAAGCAGTTAGTGCATCACCTGCTGAATCTCCAATAAAAACATTTTCTCTACCTGTAGAAATTGAATTTCCTGCACCATAACCTACAGCAGTATTAAAACTATCTGTTGCTGTAGTAAAATCTTGTGCGCTTAATGCTCCTGCACCTATTGCTGTAGATTTACTTCCAAGAACATCTGAATGTAAAGCAAAAGCACCAAGAGCAACATTATGGTCTGCATCAGTTAATTCATCTCCTGCAACATAACCAATTAAAGTATTTTGTATGCCTGTAGTAATTGCTGTTCCTGCACTATGACCCACAGCTACATTTTGACTTTCAGTTGCTGTAGAAAAGTTTTGTGCATTTAATGCTCCATAGCCAATGGCAACAGATCTTTCGCCTGTAGTATCCGTTGTTAAAGCTGCATGACCTATAGCTACGTTATAGGGTGCAGTTGTTAAAGCATCTCCTGCTTCTGAACCAATTAAGGTATTCGATAAGCCTGTAGTGACTGACAATCCTGCGTTATAACCAACAGCAGTGTTGTGTGTATTTGTTGCAGTTGTAAAATTTTGTGTAGCAAGAGCATTGTTTCCTAAAGCAGTACTTCTTGTTCCTTTTGTATCAGCGTTCAAAGCAGCCCTACCAACACCAACATTACTTGACGCATCAATTAAAGCACTTCCTGCTAAAGTACCTACAAAAACATTTTCAGTTCCTGTTGTAATTGCATCTCCTGCTAATGCACCTACTATAGTATTAGATGTACCTGAAGTAATAGATGCACCTGCACTTGTTCCTACTGCGGTGTTATCAGTATCAGATGCTGTTCCAGATGTATTTTGAGCAGCAAGAGCATTAACTCCAAGGGCAGTATTTCTGCAACCTGCAACATTTACCTTTAATGCTTGAAAACCTAAAGCAACATTAGAATTAGAATCAACATTATGAAGAGACATAGCATCTCTTCCTATAGCTGTATTGTTAGAACCTGCTGTTAATGAACCTAATGCGTTTTCACCAATTGCAATATTTCCTGACCCTGTAGTAGCACTATCTGCTGCTGCATATCCAATATAAACATTATCATCTCCTGTAGTTAAAGCTGTACCTGCTTCGTCACCAATAACCACGTTATAATTACCACCAGATTGTATAGAGTTACCTGCGTTAACTCCCAAGCGTAAGTTTGATGTACCTGAAGTTGCTGATGAATAATCCCCTGTAACAGCTACCGCACCTGTAACAGCAAGATCGCCACCAATTGTAGCATCGTCCGTAACAGTTAAGTCGTCTTGTACCTTGAGGTCCACTACATTCAAAGAAGCAAAAGCATCTACAACAGCAGCACCACTACCTGCACCATCTAAATAAACAACTTTAGTATCTCCCGGAGGAATTGTTATTTCTGCACCAGAACCTTGTTTAATAATAATATTCTGAGAACCAGAAGTACCGTTTTCAATAAAATGCACCCTAGATAAAGTATTTGGAGCTATAGTAATAGTGCAAGCAGAATCTAATGTTCCTGTGTATTTAATAAACATTGAACGAGCAGGGTCTGTTGCTCCATCAGCAACTGTAGAAGTATGCGTGTCTGCATTTGTCGTTATGGCTTCTGTGCCAAAACTAAGCCCTTCTGCAATCAACTCTAGGTTCGTGTTGGTGGTATCCCCCCACGTTCCTGATTGTTCTCCAGAGCCTATTTCTTCTAATCTTAAATCATTTGTATATACACTTGCCATGTTCGCCTGTCCTTATGCTGCTATGTTTTCCCAAGACGGTGTTTGACTTGGAGATATTGCACTAAAATTTGATGTTTGACTAGGTATAATCTGACCCCACGCTGGAAAAACTTCTCCTGTACCTGCACCAACTTCTCCTGTAGCACTTACTCCTGTTACCTCAATATTTGCCGTTCCTGATGTTTCTGCTGTAGCACTGTTAATTGAAGCGGTGGCACTTATACCTACATTTGTCTCAAATGTATTGCCTACAGCAGTAGTACCTGCAACTCCTGTGACAGAAACATTTGCAGCTCCTGTAATTCCCACAGCAGATGAATCTACTGAAGCTGTTCCTGCAACTCCTGTGACAGAAACATTTGCAAGACCAACAACCGTTGTAGAACCAACTCCTCCTGTTGCACTCACTCCTACATTTGTAGAAAATATATTACCTAACGCAGATGTCCCTGCAACTCCTGTGACAGAAACATCTATACTTACAGCACTTGTTGCAGAACCAACACTACCTGTAGCGGTAACAGAATAAGCAACGTCGCCATTCCAAGTGCTTGTGTTCCAAGCTCTGTTAGAACTATTCCAACCTTGAAATGCTACAACATTGTTTATCGACATTAAGCTATCCTAATAATCGCATTACTTGCATCAGCCGTTGGGAACACTATCGTAAAGTCTCCAGAACTCGCTGCTTTATCTGCACCAAAGTCTAAAACACAAACAGCAGGATCACCTGTTGCTGTATCGTTAAATATTAATCCACCTCGAACAGATGATATTGTTACGTTGCTAAACACCTCATCTGCAAAATCAACCAACGCTGTTGTTCCACTTGCTGTAGGTGTAACAGGACTTAAAGCTCCTCCTTTAGCAGAATAGTTTGTTCCAGATATTTCATTGCTTGTAGTATACGCAGTAGTAGCTGCTGTAAAAGAAGCACTATTGGTGTACAAAGCGATGTTAAATGTGTTACCTGTGGTTGCGGTAAAGTTATGTGTTCCTGTCATAAGCTCTGTTTTAAAAGAGGTACACAGAAAGTTTCCAGTAAAAGCCATTACATTCTCCTTATATATTCAGCTAGTTTCGGGTTTCCTGAATCTTTAATAGCATTATATACAGTAGTTCTATCACTTTTAATAGCCTGACGCATATATATTGCAATAATTTTTTCCATTTCTTTTCTGTAGGCATGTGCCTGGTCTCGTATTGCAGGATGTGCGTTATCAGATATGCCGATAATCTTATTAACGCAGCGTATCGCTGTTTCTTCTGGAGTAAACCCTCTATTATCTGTTGTCTGAACTCCTACTGAGCCAACTGTCATTCCTAATGTTTCTGTTAACATTAACTTTTTTGCCTCATAATTTGACCTGTTCTATACTCGTCTGAAATTTCCTTTGCTTCTCCTATATTCTTTAGCCTAGATAAAGACTCCATAAATCGATTGTTATAGAGAGTTAGCATGTCATTTTCTCCCTTCATAAATGTGTATGCTTCTACTAAGGCTGCATATAACAACGTTAGTTCAGCATTTTCACTTAACCAAGTTACTCCTGTATCTGCTCCTGTAGATGTAACGGTGGTTGTTGCTCCACTTGTTGAACCTGTAATAGTTTCGCCGTTAGTAAACGTGCCGGAAGGCACAACAATAGTCATTGTTGTTGACGTAGGCAAAGCACTAATCGTTGTGGTAACACCACTTGTTGAACCTGTAATAGTCTCCGTTACTGTAAAACTGCCACTAGCTCCAACGGTTAAAGTCAATAATTCTTGCGTCAAACTCGTTGGTCTGTAAAAGTAACTTAAAGTTGTTGTAAATCCAGCGTTCGGAGTCGGACCTAAAATAAAATTATTTACATCAAACTGACCATAATATTTAGGAATACCTGTTGTTGCAGAGTTTGGAGTGTAGGTCTGAACAAAATCAGAGTCTTTAAACAACAGATACTCAAGAGAGCTACTGTTTGTTATACTTAAAGAAAGAGGCGAAATAAAATCAGAAGGAACGGCTAAAAACTGATTTCCTGAAGTCATAGAGCCAGATGCGTTTTTTTGAAAAACCGTTAACTCAACAGATTTTAATATTCTTTCCTCTGCCATTCTAACAAACAGGCCAATGTTAGAGACAAACGTTGCTTCATCGTTTTGTGTGTACTCTTCAACGGCATTTCTTAAGGTGGTAAATGTATAGCTCATGATGTCACCGTAACTGTTCCTACAGAGCCCGTAGCAACAAGATTATTAGGAATAAAGTCATTATAATCATTGTAACCGACAGGATTAAACCCGTACTGTATTGTTCTTTCAATAGCTAGACTAGACTCTGGTCGAGCTTCTCGTAGTGCTTGTGGATCCATAGGAGCTTTTGAAGGAGTTAACTGAGGATGTTTAGGTTCATACTCATCTGGTCCAACAAGTAAGCCATTCCATTCTTTCTTCATAACGCTTAACTTGTAACGAAATCCAGACCTATCTGAAATTCCGTAAGCGTTTGCATCTGAAGCATATCTAGCCATTACACCCTCAAGTATTGTATATCAGGTTGTAGTTTAAGAGCAACTCTATCTTCATCTTCATCTGCCGCACGTTGAAACTCTTCTTCATAGATAACTTTTAACATCTGAACTCTTTGTGGAGATTTTTTCAAAGCAATGTAATATGCAAGACCAGCTATCATACAAGGATAAAACCTAAACGGCATATCTGTTGTGTCAACAAGAGCATCTACGTCTTGTATCCGTTTAACATAATAATACCTAAGTTCATCCGTGCTATTCTCTGGAGTCGGCCACAAATTAAGAACAGGTTCTATCTGTCTATCAAAGTAATACTGTGTTGGTCTGCCCGTGGTTGCTTTGTTTGGTATAGCAAGATAATCTCCTCGTGCTAACGTTGTCATTGAAAGATCTGTATTATCTCGTCGAATAACAATATCAAGAAGATCGCCAACGGCTCTAGCATTTTCAAACGAGAGTGCAGCAGACACAGACGTTGAAGCACTGCTCGTGCCTCCAGTAATAGTTTCTGACGCGGCAAATGTGCCAGAAGGAACGTTTAACGTCATTGTTGTACTTGTGGGTAACGTTAGAATAGAAGCCGTAGCACCACTTGTTGCACCTGTTATAGTTTCTCCAACAGAAAAACTAGAAGAACTAGAAACAGTCATGGTAATTGGAGCAAGAGGATATTCGACAACTCCAGAAGCAACAGTCTGTGTAGCAAACTCTACTGTCCAAAGATTGAGACCACGATTTGCCCAATCAGCAAACATAATGTTTAGTGATCGACGAGCAGTACGAGCATCGTATCCAGTGCGGACCTCTAATCCGCACCGTTCATACGCTTCCTCAATGATGTCAGCGACATCTAACTCAAAATCTCTGGATCCAGAAGTTGCCATTAAGTCATTCTACCCTTTTTTACTGCCATAGGTCGTGGACGCATACCACCGCTAGACATCTGCGCTCGTTTCATCCGCATCGCATCATCCATAGCTCTTTCATTCATTCCTGTAACATTCATTCGAGGCTTCGACATTGCTGTTGGATCCTCCATAACAGAACGAGTAAAATCAACCGCTCGTTTTATATTCATCGGATCAATAACCTCTCCACCATCTTGGAAACCCATTGCCATTGCTTTACGAGGGCTAACCTTGCCACCCATTGCATAACCCTTGGATTTTTTCATGCCCTTGACCTTACCGCCATTTCTCATGCCTTTAGGCTTCACTTTACCTCCAGCCCTATATCCTTTGGTCTTTATCTTACCTCCAGCTCTATAGCCTTTAGACTTCATTTTCTTTTTCATCATTTTCTTTTACTCCATCGTTATACAAGTTGTCGAATATCCTATTCACATCTAGTGTATAGTCTAAATCTGATTTTGAATAGTGTATATGTTGAGACGGTTTAAAATCAGGTGCTCCTTCTCCAGTTTGAAACCATGCTGGATGTGTAACACGAATTCGATTATTAGGCAATGCAACTATGTTGCCTGTCCACTCTCCTGCATCTAAAAGCTGTAAAACATGAGATTGTTTATGTTGTGCAGGATCTTCTCCTATTTCACTTTCAGCATAATCTACAGTAAACAAATACTTAGCCGGAAACATTTCTCCGTTTATTTTAGCAAGCCACGGACAAGGTGTTGCTCTATCTAAAACATAAACAGAATGATTATACGAAGAACAATCCCAAGGTTGAGCGTCATATGTCTGCATGGGTTCAGGCCATTCCTCTAGTGGTATATCTGCAACTAATCCCGTTATAGGCATTCTTGCCCACATCGCACCGCCATGAACAGTGTCTTCATCTTCTCCGTCAGCTTCACTTCCTGTAAAGATTACTTGAAAACTAAGACACCTATTTGGAATTGTTGTTACAGCAACCACCATAGCGTGAAGAAACTCACCATGATACTTCTCATGATTATGCGTATATTCCTTACGAACCCAACATTTAAAATAAGGAATATTACTTTGAAGATACGGCATATTTCTTTCTAACCTTACCCTTATCTGATCTAGGCTTTCTTGGTTTTACGCCTTGCCGCTTTGACCCTCCTCGGCTTACCTTTTGGCTGACCGAGTCTTTTCTTTTGGGCGATTCTGCTACTTTTTTCTGAGGAAGACATTTCTTTAGAAGTTTTAGGGGTTTTACTACTAACCCTTTTAGTAGGCCTACAATACGGGACACCACGCTTTTCACCCTTTTTACGACCACACGGTTTACCAGTTGAAACATCTTTCCAATCCTCCTTGAACCAACGTTTTAATGCTAATCCTTTTTTTGTTTTTCTAACTGCCATCAGAATATTCTAGTTTGTTTTCGTTTGTTTTCTTGAACGGAACCACAACCAGCAGCTATAAAACCTCCTCCTTCAAACTTGGCGGCAGGACGTTTTGGATTGTCTATTGCAGAAATTAAACCACCAGATGCTGCTTTTTTAGGTTTATTTCCCCAATTCTTTGCTCCAACTTTTCGACATTTTGCAATGGCTCCTGAAGCGTAAGCAGAGGGAAAAACTTTGTATCTATTACTTACTTTATGGTAACAAGCGTCTTTAGGCACTTTAGATCCTCCTTTGGATATTTGTTTAGACATCTGACTTCGAGATATAGCCATCTAACATTTCCATCTTTTTCTAGCCTGTCTTAATCTACTGTTTGGATTTTTAGCCGCTTTTGGAAACTTTTTCATCTGACCGGCAGAACGAGCGCAATAAGACTTTCTTCTCTTTGCATCTTTACTACCACGTTTAACTTTGCCAGTAACAGCCGTTTTTAACTTTGATCCAGGGTTTTTTCTTCTGTAAGCCTTAACGCCAGCCTTAGTCATTCCTGCCCCTTTTTTCGTGGGACGAAAATTCTTTTTGTTACGCTTTGGCATTTCCCCTTTTTTAGAAGCCATTATATACCCTTACGAGTGAAAGACATTCATTAATGAAACAGTCGCAACGGTGTATGCAACAGTTAAACCATCGGCAAACAACAACCCCTCGTCGGGTATGGTATTATCTACTGTTGTATGATCTGTACCAATAGTTTGATTTTTCATTACAATAGTCCCACTTTCAGGTGTTCCATTATAAAAATCAACCAATCCAGCTGTTCCTGCTGATACAATTGAAGTGCCCACAAGACGAACACGATTACCACCACCAACAGCCTTAGCACACAAACTACCAGAACCAACTGTAATGTTTGCAGCATACTTAGCAGAACATTCTACCGCACTAACTGTCAAAAACAACTTTGTTCCTGCTACTGCTTCAGCAGATCCTGTTGAAGTTATGACTTCAGTCATTGCACTACCAAAGACATCTGTGCCTGTAATAGTACAAGTTTTTGCATTATCACCTGTGCCTGTAGTCGTTACAGTTACATTTCTAGCCCCACCACCTAAAAAGGTAGTCGCTGCCATAGTCGCTGATGTATCTGGCCTAGCTGCTGTAACTAAACGGTCTGGGTCTGCTGCGTTTTCATCCGTTATAAAGGCGACTTGTACGTCTGATCCTGCCATATTAATCTCCTATAGTTAGAGGAGGGGATAATTCCCCTCCTAATTAATTATTGCAAGTTCATGTAAACCAAAGAGTACTCAGTGTCTGCTCTTGCGGCCATAACTTCACCAATTTCAGTAAGAACGTTATCTGTTGCAGGAGCAACTCCACCGGCTGTGCCTCCTGAACGTACTGCAATGTTACCAACAACTAACGTACCAACGCTAAGAAGTGCTTGTGGTCCTGATACAGTAAACCAACCGTAGTAACTGGCCGTCATGTCAATAACTGTTGCACCCATTACAGTGCCTGTCTCTGTTGCAGGAGCAACGATCAAACCTGTGTATGGATTAGCAATAAGCGAAAGCTCAGAACTTGTTGTTATCGCCGTTGCTAACGGATCATATGTTGTAATGACAACACTAGGATCGGCAGAGTGATCATGAGCAGGATTGGATTTAACCCTCATTGTCTGACCTTCGCCAGCAGCATCATTTACCCATAGGTATCCATCTGCATACTGATTTAAAGTCATATCTGTATCACCGGATGTTTCAACAGAAATAGCTGTTTCTCCTGCTGCAACTCCTGCTGTTCCTGTCATATTAGTGTGATTCGCAATAACCGCTGCGTGTTGAACAAGTTTACCTGCCGTTACTGCACCAGAACCCATTTGACCATAACGATAAATGTTGTTGCCATAATGAAGTTGAGCACCTAATGGAAATAGTTGCGTTGAACTTTCAGCGTAAGGATTAACAGTGCCGTACTGACTGCCACCTTTACCAACAATTAAATCGGCAGGACCATAACCAGTTGCTGCTGCGTACTGAACGTGACCACCTGCCGTATTAAAAATGTTTCCAGCAGAGTTTACAACAAAACCATCGGTATCTGCACCGGTAGTAGTGTTTCTTGTAATAGATTTAAATCCGTTTTCGGAGCGGACGGCTCCTGAAAAAGTTGAATTACCCATATGTATCTCCTCGTCTTGGGTTAAGTCAGTTGCACCATGCAACTGTCGGGGAATAACTTCTTATACAATAGTTTAAAACAAAAAGAAAGGGGCGAATAAATCGCCCCTTTAAGTTTTCTGCGAGGCAGAAGTTAAGCCCCTGGAGAGCCAAATACACAACGAGGGTCTGAGAAACCAAAAGAATATCTTTCTCTGGCTTTAAACCGCATGTTACCTGTATCAAAGTCTGCTTCCATCTGAGTAGACAGTGGAGTTCTTTCAAAATGAAGGAATCCTCTAGGAGCATCCGTCATTAGGAAAAAAGCATCTGTATCTGTTAAGAAATCGTTAACAGCGTACCCATCTGGTAGCATACCCATCGAACGAATCGCATTGGTGTCGTTGTCTGAGGTTGCTGTTCGAAGGTTGGAAGCCATCAAACGTTCTGCAACAAATTGCAACTGTCGAGGAATTACTAACTTCATTCCTCTGAGTGCAACTTTTAAGCCTCTTTCATCAACAAATCCTGCGATTTTAATCAAAGCATCCTCAAGAGATGTTTCGTTTAAATCAGCACCAGTTGACGGCTCATTTGCAAACGTGCCACCATTTGTAAGTGGGTGATCGGTAGCTAAAAGTGCTTTACCGTCTCCACCAGCAAAAGCTCCAGCTGAGAACCCATTGTTTAATATGGATGCAGCTTTAACCTGCTTAGTGTGAGCCATTGAACGAGCAAGCGCACGAGTATACCGTGAAGATAATCGATCATAGAGATTATCCTCAACAGCTTCTTCTGTAATTGAAAAAGCCAATGCGATTGTCTCATGATTATACCTTGCAGTATAAGCTTCGTTTGCATCATCAAAGTTAATTGAGGAACCTTCCGTTTTAGTCGGTGCAGCTCCAAAACCACTCAACATAACTTCTTCTTCAAAGGCTCTGTCTGAAGATTCAGTTGTAAAAATTTCTGAGTGTTGATTTTCGTACCTGGAGTATTCCATGCCAAATAAGGCATTGAGACCAGGCTCTAACTCTTTCGCTAGTTGCGCTCTTGATATAGCCATTGTCTAACTCCTTACACGCCAGTCGTAGAAACAGTACCTTGAGCAATGCCACCGTTAGGAGCATTGTAATGGTTGTTTATACGAACAATTAAAGGGATACCAGCAGCACTAAAGTCTGAGTTTTCTGGGTCATCTTGAATACCCATAATTCTCAAAGCATGTGTGTTGGTGGTTGCAACAGTATTTAAATCTGCTGTTGCAGATGAAAGACCAGTTGTAGTGGATCCACTATTTCCGGTTGCTAACTGTATGTTAGAAAACACAGCTGTCCGAAGTTCGGCCTCTGTGTCGTTGCTTGTTTGCACGTTAGATGTTGCAACCGTAAACAACTGCATTGGATCATCATACACGAAAGCTTTGACAGGAAAGTTAGAATCTGCACCTGAACCTGGCCAAAAGTTTGAAAACACTTTTTCACCAGTAGTTGACGAAACGTACTCACAACCATTGAAAACTCCAACGATAGAAACGGTTCCACCTGCAGCTGCCTGTAGATCGTCAATAACACCGGCAGCTAAAGGTATAACTGCCATGCCCTGAAAAATAGGGTTGGAATTGTCAGAAGCTATGCGATATTCCGTCGTACCAGTAGTATTGGCTGATGAGCCAAGTCTACCTATCGGTCTTAGACCGAAAGAACCGTTGGAATTTGCCATTTTTTATCTCCTCTTAAGATAATAGCTTTTGATTTATTCGGAGTCGCGTGGACGACCTCCGAAACTAACACGACTTTGCCTCTCATTACTGATAGGCATTGAAGGATGTTGTTCCTTCATTAAGTCCTGATCCACAGCTGTCATTTGATCACGGGTGCGGTCCCGATAGTACGCATTTCTCTCTTTTACTGTCTCTTCAGGCATTCTAGCAAGCATAAGCCCACCATTTCCAATAACTCCTTGATGTTTACCCTCTTCAATCGTTGCAAAGTCAGCATCAGGATACTCGTCTGCTCGAACCGGTTCCCAACCTTCACGCAACTTAGCATGAACATTCATGGAATCATCTTCTCCTCGACTCGAAGTCCTTATCCAACGATGCTTGAATCCTTCGGGTGGATCAGGAGCATCTAATCTACTTGGGGGAGCCCAAGGTTTTCTCCGCGTTGTCTTCTCACGGGTTTGTGTTGACCGTTCTGTTCTATTTGTCATTTTATTCTCCTCAATCTTTGACATACTTGGCATACTCCTCTAAGGGAACACCAAGTTTTTTAGCTATCGCGATCTGCGAAGGGGACAACTTGACGGTCCTGCGCCCAGACTTTGAATTGCGGGATGCGGAAGTGTCTGCTGATGCGACCTTGGCACTTCCCCCGTTTTTACGAGAAGTCGAAAAGCGTTGTGGAAACTCTTCTCTCATCTTCTTGTCAATCTCACTATAATACTCATCTGCCTGTGGGTCAAACCCTTCTTCTTCAACTAATCGTCGATGAATCGTAAAAGCAGCCTGAGTCATTATCTCATCATCACCAAACCACGTATTGTTTTCTGCCCATTTTTGAGCTTTTGGGTCTGGATCTACTGGTTTTTGCTGTTGAACTGGTTGCTGTGGCGCAGATGCAACAGGTGCATTTAAATTTTGTTGTTGAGCAGGTTTTTGCTGTTCCTGTCTCTCTTTTGCCATTCTATGACGTTCTTTTTCAATAGCAATCTTAGACAACGTTTCCTGTGCATTGAACAATGCGTCAGCATCTCCAGCCTCATGAGCTTCCTTATATAGCTGTTTTGCCGAAGCAAGTTGAGACTCTAAACGAGAACCATACTCAGTGATATAGCCTTTGTCCAAACTCTCCATTCGTTGTTTTAGTTTATCATTTTCGTCCTTAACTTGTTGGGCGTAACGAACAGCCTCTTCTCTCTGCCTCTCTTCAGTTCGATATTTATCCGTTAATGTTTTGATTCTTTTCTGAACACGCTTGCTATAGTCGTCCAACTCGCCATCTTCTTTTGGCTCAGAATCGCTTGCAACTTCCACTTCAGACGAAGTGGAATCATCACTTTGTTCACCATTAACCAGTGTTTTACTGTCATCGACAGTAATCTCAACCTCTTGAGCATCGTCTTCTATTACCTTTTCTGTAGTTTCTTCAGCCATTTTTTGCACCTCAAACATGTTTTATATCATCCGGTTCAAGAATTTTAGCGATGACTTCATCATCATTAATGATGCGAACTTCACCTCCTTCTATTCTGAACCGAGACCCAGCGTAGCGACCAATACAAACCCACTCCCCCTCTTTACACCAAGGGTCAGGGTTATCTCCAAACTTATTTGGATCTTGATAAGCAAGCGGTCCTACTTTTAAGACATAAGCTACAACAGTAGCCAATGCTTCTCTTTCACGAATGTGATCTGGTATAAGAAGTCCACCATCGGTTGTGGCTTTGCCTTGATATGGCATAACCAACACTCTCCAACCTGTAGGTTGTGGTAGTCTTTCTATTAATGGCTTTTCAATTAATGTTGGATCCAACACTTTATCGGTTGAATCTACGTATGCGCTACCAACTGTTGCGGAAACTGCGCCTTTCGCTACTTTCTCCGTTTTAATTTTTTGCGCGACATGGTCAGGAACGTATAAGGTCTTCGACATCGTCAGCGTTTCTTTCTAGCAAGGACTTCATTTCATCTTTAGCAAAAGAGAGTCCTTGTGCCTCTCCTACCAGATGACGGTACTGTTCATAATCTTTTACAGCACCTGTTATCAACAACATAGAAATATCTTTTTCTCGTTGTTCTATTTTCTTATACACATGTTTTGCAAAGTCTACAACATCCATTATAGTAATACTTTGTTTTTTTTCTCAAACATTAAAAAGTACCTCTGTACTTCGTACCAGTAACTGCAATACCGCCGCCTTGACTAAAACCTTTTACTCCACGGCCTCTTAGAATATCTTTTTGAGTTACTTTGCCATCGCCAGTAAGATCTGGAAAACCACCATCTTTAAACTTTTGAATATCATTATCATCAGAATCTAATGGCTCCATTGTAGAAAGTATGGACTCTAGCTCTTGAACCTTGTCCGTATCTCCTTCGGATCTAGCTTTCTCTAACATCTCCATTACATATTTATAGTCCATTTATGTCTCCTTAAAAAACTCTTCAACTTGTTTCAGGAGTTCTTTTTTACTTTCTCGTCGATCAAGCTCAACTCCGTGTGTTCGCATCATAGCCTCAAGTTCTAACTTTGTCATGTCTTTATAATTAGGTTGCTCTGTAACTGTAACATCGATTATGTCGTCATCCATAACATTTCCACTAATTAATGACTGAGCCTCATCTTTTGTATAAATTGTTGTTTTAAACAATGTACCATCATCTTTAACAACATTATAAACGGAATCCCCATTCATGTTTGTACCAATTTCTACCATCTTCATTTTGTCAATCCTTTCTGTTTCTCATATGTTCTAAGTCCACCAATTCCAAGTAATCCACCCAAAGTCGTGAGGAGCGTAGACATGTCAAACTCTGGTAAATCTGGTATATCTACTCCAATAATAGTAACCACAAATATAATCAATGGCTGTAAGACAAAATGATAACCAAAAGCAATCGCACATATCCACCCCACAGCAGGTCGCCAGCCCCCCTTAAACAAACTACCGGAAGCAGCCTCTGCTTTATTTATCTCTAACTGAGCCAATAAAGCTTGCTGTGCATGAGTATCAGACATGGTAGCTATCTCGTGAGCGAGTTTAGCTTTCTGATCCTTGTCTTCTACAAACTTATCAAGCAGACCAGTGACAGGTCCTATGAGGCTAGTTATTAGACTCATTTGAAACCTCCTTTGGTGAAGCAGCAATTGTAAAGTTTACGCTAAAAGAACGTCTTTCTCCAGAAGTTTTAAAAGGATATACGCAATGATGCAGGTGTGCAGGAAAAACAATAAAGTGTCCTACCCTTGGTTTCATTAAAAAGTTAGATCCTGTATGATTAGCTGCGTGACCATAGACAAACTGTATGTGACCGTGACTTGGGTGATGGTTTTTATCGTCCTCTTCCCACTCTTCCTCAATACCGTCAGGCAATTGTAGATAACCAACGCAAGAAAGCATTGAACCCAAATGCACATGAATAGGATTATATTCATGCTCATACTGACGAACAAACCAACTACTAGCTATTTCAAGTCTGTAATCCAAAACATCTGGTGTTATATTTCGTGTACCCATAGATGTATAAAGTTCTGCATGACTTTGATACCGCATCAAGAACTGACCCATTTCGTCCGTCCATGCCTTGTTTAAATCATCATTCCACTTTAGTTCTTCTTTAACTTTACCGACAAGATTACCAGACCAATCCTCCATCTCATCGTCTATAGCCTTATTGCATTTCTCAACGAAAGCATCAGACATTTTCTTATAGCCTAAAATTGGACTAAAAGGTGTAAGTATCTCTTCTTCTTTTTGGGGGTTGTATATATTTGCCATTATCGAGCGACTCCTCTAGGTTAGTGGTTTAAATGTTTAAGCTCCGTTTTTAAAACAATTACTTGTTTCTCTAATTCTTGAACTCTTGCAATCGTATCTTGAACTGCTTTTGGTGGCGACCATTCATCTATCCACTGATCGTTTTCCTCAACTTCAACAGATAACAGGTCGAAATTATGTTCTAACATAGATAAACGTTCTGTTAAACCAAAATATAACCACACACTCAATGCCGTTACAGCAATCATACTTATTAAGTTACGAAGCGGTATACTTATATTACTATTATCAGATAGTTGAAACGGTTTGTTTTCTTCTTCAGACACTTACGGTTCCTCTTCGTAATCTTAATTCATCTAAATTCTTTTCTTTCTTTCCTCCGTCGTACTCCCAGGCATAGCCTCTATAAATCATTTCTGTATTTATGTTTGTCTCACCACAAAATAAATGCCCAAGCATACGACCATACTTACCGTCTTTTTCTGTTTTAACTCTTAACCCTGAAGCCATGCCATCATTTAACCTCCTTGTAAGAAAGTCTTTTGCTTCTAAACCCATAGCTTTTTCCTCAAGATCTCTTGTTCGACTTTCAGG